CTCTTTTAGAAGCGAATGATAATGAACATCCTTTGATAATACAGTTATGGATGCAAGATGAAATACAATTGGAAACAGCCGTAATCATCGATTCCATAACTGGGTTTATGGATAGAGAATCCAAGAAGATATCAGAAACGATTATCTGGCCTGACATCTATCGAAAGATTACTAAATATAAACCATTTGTAAAGTTCAATAAAGACAAATGTATATCTGTCTTAAAAAAGGCCTTTACAAACACATGAAAATGTGGTATAATATAAATTGTTTTGTTATGTATAAAGTGGATAATTCAGTAAATATAGGAGAAATAAAATGTCTTTAGACAATCTTAAGAGCATGCGAGGCTCATCAATCGATAAACTCGTAAAAGCGGCGGAAGCTGTGTCCACAACTAAAACAGAATCTAATTCTTACGAGGATAATAGATTTTGGAAACCTACCAGGGATAAAGCAGGGAATGGATTCGCAGTGATTCGATTCTTACCAGCAAAAGAAGGTGAAGATCTTCCATGGGTAAGATATTGGGATCACGGGTTCAAAGGACCTACTGGTCTATGGTATATAGAAAACTCATTAACGTCCATTGGACAACAGGACCCTGTTTCAGAAATGAACTCTGTCTTGTGGAATACTGGTAGAGATGAGGATAAAGCAATCGCTAGGGAAAGAAAAAGAAGATTACACTATGTGTCAAATGTTCTTGTTATATCTGACCCAAGTAATCCAGAGAATGAAGGAAAAGTATTCCTTTATAAATTTGGTAAAAAAATATTTGATAAAATCATGGATGTTATGCAACCACAATTTGCCGATGAACAACCAGTAAATCCATACGATTTCTGGGAAGGTGCTGATTTTAAAATTAAAATTAGAAAAGTTGAAGGTTGGTAAACTATGATAAGTCAGAGTTTGCAAGTGTTTCAGAACTACATGGTGGTGACGAAACTAGACTTGAAGAAACGTATGCACAATTACATTCACTAACAGAGTTTACAAACCCTGAGAATTATAAGTCATACGATGAGTTAAAACTCAAACTCAATAGAGTATTAGGTGTAGAGGTAGATGCTCCGATAGCTGAAGCTCCAGTAATGGATTCAGTAGAAGCGACAGCACAACCTTTTGCTGATGCTCCTTCTCCAGCTCCAACAGAGGATGCTATGCCATTTGGTGAACCAGATAATGGTAAAGAAGAAGATGATACACTTAGTTATTTTGCTAAGTTAGCTCAAGAGTAGTCCGAAAGGGCCAGGCCAGGGTAGCTGCAGCTCTCGTGGTCGAAATGTGGGGACCTTCGGGTCCCCTTTTTTTAATCTGCTGTACTGAGGTGACCAGTCGTTTCATTTATTGAACGACTGCCATTGTTGACTATAACAGTATTATTCGATGTACTGTTAGATGTTGGACCTACTGCATTGATGTTAGCAGGAAGTTGTTGTTGTGGCATTTTTAATAAAGCATTTTCTACTGACATATTATTAATCATCATGCCTTCTAATCTATTTAATCTTTCTATATTGGACGGAGATGGACCTTCCATTGCTGTTCTCATATTATTCATAGATGCTGTAAATGCATCCATCTGAGGTACTAATTCAGATAAACCTGGATCAATTTTTTTATCATTAAAGATACCTGGTATTTCTACCTTACCACCTGTCATGATAGCTTCAATTGCTTTTGCAGAATCAGCAGCTTCTTTAATAAAAGCATCTGCATCAAACCTAACGTTAATATTAGAAAATCTAGCTAGAGCATCTGCAAAATCTGCAAACGCATCAGCACCAGCTTGTACTTCATCAGCATTTTGCCCTAAGTGTATTGCTTGGTCTATTGGATTTTTTGAACCTGTAAAAAATGATACAACACCAGATGCCAAATCTGCTAAAGCACCTAATCCTTTTCCACTAGCAAAGAGCGCCAAGCCTCCGCCTAATTTAGCTAAAGCAAGAGCAGCTTTATTACTTCTTTCTACATCAGCTCCTTGACCAATAGTTAATAGTGTATCCACTTCATCTTTTAAATCTTCTGCAAAGTTTGTAGAACCATTTGCTCCAGTTGTTAGTGTTAAGAAATCTGCAACACCAGCTGCGCCTTTCCCAATTGCAAACATACCAAGACCTAGGGATAAACCACCCATAGTATTTTGGAAAGCTTCTACATTATTACTGTTTGCACCAGGTAAAGAAGGTATTTCTAATAGAGCTCTTACTTCATCTCTAATGTCTGCACCAAAATTACTACCTTGGAACATTGTAGTTGCAGTTGCAGCATCAGCAATTCCAGAAACACCTTTACCTATAGAGAATGCTAATAAACCTAGCATCAATCCACCCATTACCCCGATGAATGATCCTACTCCGCCTTCTCCTAATTTCGCATTAGGTAAGTCAGGAATTTCTAGTAGTGTTTTAACTTCTTGTTTAATATCTTCTGCAAAGTTATCACCTGCAGTAAACATTGTAACAGCTTCGGCAACTCCTGATGCGGCTTTACCAATTGCAAATGCAGCTAGACCTAATCCTAATCCTGACATAGATAAGAAGAATGCTCCAGATTCTCCTAATGCAGATACAGTACTTCCTGATACATTTGTACCTATTGATAGTAAATCTGTAACATTTTCTTGTATCTTGTCTACCCAACCATCTCTTTGGAAATAAGATTGTGCAGCGTATGCCGCACCACCTGCAGAAAATACTGCAAGACCTATACCTATACCACCAAGAGCTATTGCTAATGCACCGCCTTCAAGTAATATATTACCACCATTTGTTTCTTCTTCAATCCTTGTGTTTATTCCGATTAGTTTAGAAACTTGGTTAGATATTTTATCAACGTCCATGTTAGTAAAGGTATCTATTAATTTAGGTGCTGTTGCAAAGATTGCACCTATACCTATACCAACACCAGCTGCAGCAAACCCTGCACCTTTTAATATACCGCCAAGCTTACTGCCAATACCATCGCCTTGTTCAGCTGCATTAGCTTCTGCAGTTTCTTTAGGAATTTGTTTTAATTCATCTCTGATTTCTTGGAATATTGTTTTACTTTCTCTTTCATCTTCAGTATCTTGAAGCTTTTGAGAATCAATCATATCTTGGAAATTCTCAAAACCATAAACAGACCTAGCTTGAAAGTCATTCATAACTTTCTGCATATTTTTCATTTCAAGTAAGTGTCTACGGGTATTCCTACCGTCCTTTTCAATTTCTCCAGTCGACTTATTATTCGCCTGCATCAACTCTACAAGTTCAGTAATACCTTCCTTCTTTAGTGGTTTATTTTGCTTATCTTGTCCGTTTACTTTATCTTCTTCCATTTTTTATTTACCGAATGCTTTTCCTGCCTCTGATATACCAAATGCACCAAGTGTTACCACAACAAATGATGTATATATTGTATCAGAAATTGCTAGTTCTTGTCCCATGAATGCTGTAACTAAGTCACATACACCAAATATGGTCATTAAGAAAAATGATATAAATCCAATGATTGCTTTTTCATTGAGTATATTATCATCTAAGAATAAATCCATAAACTTATGTTTAGGTGGTGCAAGTTGGTCTCTCGCTCTTTTAGCTTCTTCTTGCATCTCTTTGATTTTATCTTCTTGTTCATCAAGTTTCTCAATCATAGCCATATACTTGTCTAAATCTATTTCGACTTCATTTCTGCTATTATCTGTTTCAGCCATTATCTTCTCCTTATTTTTTGTTGATTAATCTTATCGTTTTCTTCCTTAATATGTTCTTGTAATAACGTTAGATAGATTTCCCTCTCCCACGGCATCATATTATCTAATTCTGTTAAACTATACTTATGATGCTGTAACAGTGCAAAGTTAGTTGAATAGTAATTCGTCAAACTCTCGTGTGAGAGGCCTATGTAAAAAAACTATTCAATCCTCGCAATTCTATCGTATTATCTCTCCCACATTTTATACATTTATAATTACCCTTATGATAAACAGCTGGAGCATTTTCTAAAAACTTTTGAAGTTTAGTGAATTGTTCTGAGTTTAAACTTTCTATAAAAGATTTAATCTCTTCAGAACTTTCCTTCTTAACATCATATACGTTATCGTTATCGAAAATACTCTCAATACAACTAATAATTACTTCCATAATAACATCTACATTATTCAAGTTTTCTGGATTTAAAGACTTAATTGTATTAAGTGATGGGAATTGCATTTGAACTCCAACACCATTCTTTTTATCTAACATAATTGTTCTGCTTATATCTTTGTTTGTTATTTCAATATTGTCAATGTTAATACTATACTCTGTTTTTCCATCACATTCTGCATCATTACAATTTAGTTTGAGTTTCATATTCTCCCCAACGGATTTTCCTCTCAATTGTAAAAACAGATATTCAACATCAAATACAGTAAGCTTATCCATATCTTCATCATTAAAACCATAACAGCCCATGATAATATTTCTTACTGCTTCTGCTATCTGACCGGCATCATTAGATTCTAAAGCAATCAATAATACCTTTTCTTCTCTGACCAAAAATGGTCTCATGTTAATTTCTTTTCCACTACTAGGTAACTTTACCTTATATTGTGGAACATTCAATTTTGGCAATGCCATAATATATTTCTCCTATTTAATTATCAAATACTTCAAGTACTGACCCTACACCTGCAAGTGTACTACTTACAGGACCTTGTGGTTCATATCTGTCATAACTAAATGTTACAGACATTTCACCATAAGCATTTTCCGCACCTGCGTCAAATTCAATTCCAGTGACGGTGGTTGGAAAAGCTTCAAAAAGCTTTACACCGTACACTACTTTATTTTTTGAGTTTAGTTGTTGTATTATTATATCACAACTATAATCATCTTTATAACCAACGGTATGACTTTCTAAATCAACTACCTGGCCAAGCCAGTTGTCAAATAACTTTTTAATATAATAGTCATTCGTTAATATAAACTTTAATGTTACTTCTTCGTGAATATATGTATTCGCGATTTTTGTTGTTTGTTTTTGTGCTTGGAAATCTAGAGTTTGTATTTGAGTACCAGGTAATGCTGCACCACTGCATAAAAACGATACTGCTCTAGGATCATTTATTAAATTCTTAGCATCAAAATTCCCTGTGCTACCGCCGAATAAAGAACCTATAATTGCTTCAGGATCTATGTTAAATAATGATCCTTTTGGTGGGGTAAATAATACTCTAAACTTATTAGTTCTTGCGACTCCACCTTTTTGACTGATTATACTTTTAAAATCTTCTATACTTGCCATTGATTATACTTTTGATATTTTTAAACTCTCTGTCCAAATTGCTGACTTATTCTTTTTAACAAACTGTTCTACTGGTAAAAATATTGCTATTTCCCAATCAGTCATTGGTACTCTAACAAATTTAGACTTAACATGACTACTTAAATAATTTTTAAAACATGGTTTGAATTCTTTATACTTTCTTGCACCAGCAATCAAACTATATCGTAAACTTCGTATTCTTGTTGTATCACCTACTTTACCGGGTGCCAGAGCCATCAATTCATCTAAGAATAGAGCTCTAGTATTATATGGTAGATAATGAAGATTCAATCCTGAGAATCCTTTCTTAGTTCCATCCATAAAAATTGTTAGAGGGAATCTATCGTAATATGGTAAATCCTTTTTATGTTTAGGATCATACATATACATATACATACTTCCTACCATTGTTTTTGAGGTTTGTTCCAAAGCAGGGTCAGTCAATAGTTTTTTACGACTTGGCATAGGTAATTCATCTATCTTGTCGCGGAACCATTTCTGAGATTCTTTAGTACGTGCTGTCACTCCTGCTCTAAAAGCATTTGCCTGTAATGTGTCGAATAAGCTAGCCATATAGTATATTTATACTATTTAGATAGTACTTTTATGCCTAGATTCTTTAAAGTTTCTTCTGTCCACACTTGAAATTGCCAACCATTATGTTCAGCAAATTCAGCAGCAGCTTTCCACTTGTCTTGATTCTTGACGAATGTAAGTGATTCTTTGATATATTTTTTAGACCTTCTTGTTTTCTTTTTAGGTGGGACTGTTTCTTTCTTAGGTTTGATTTCTACAAGATATATTTTTTTGTTATCCATTTCAATCAATAAGTCTACATAATACCTATGTAATCTTTGGTCTATACTATACTTATATGGTATAACAACTTCTTCAGAATTCCATAGCTTTACTTTTGGATTATTTTCGCACCATCTAAAAGCATTACGTTCCCAAAGCGACCTGTATACCACTTTTGTAGGATCACCAGCATATTTTTCTGGCTTTTTTATTGTGTATTTCCCTTTGTAACTCATATAAATAATCTATATTAAACAATAATATATAAGTATTTATAAAGGAAAAAACATGCCAAACGGAAATGAAACACTCAAATATCCTCTGAATATAGGTGAAAATGGAATGTATCCATTTATGCATATCAAGATTAACGAAAGGTATCTCAAACCTGACGAGGGATTTGTTACTGATATCTATACATATATACCAATAGGAATATTTCAGAATGATGGAATGTCTTATGGTAATCTCGAAAGAGGACTTATCGGTGCTGGTATAGATGCATTAAGTAACGGAGCATTCAGTGTTACTGCTGAAGATTTATTAGCAGCATCAGGTCAATTTACAAGTTCATTAACAAATTTTACAGGTGTTGATTTGACTGGAGGGTATAACGCAGGAGTTGCAAAAGCTGGAGTCGCAATGAATCCATCTGCTGTAACAACATTTGAATCAGCTGAAGTACGAACATTCGATATTAATCTCAAATTTATTACAAACAGTGCAAAAGAATCACAAGTAGTAGGAAAAATTATTAATCGAATCAGAGAGTTTATGTATCCTGAAAAGATTGGTTCCTTTGCATTACAATATCCAGCGACATTTGAAATAAAATTTTATGCAGGGACTAGCGCAGATCCAGAGAATGCAAAAGAAACTATCATCAAAGAAACACCATATATGCCAGTATTCATGCCAGCATATTGCACTGGATTACAAACAACATATAACGCATCACACAGTTCATTTCACCCTGATGGTGCTCCAGTAGAGGTTGATTGTCAGTTATCTTTTAGAGAAACACATCAGTTAACAAGAGAAGAACTCAACGAAAGAATGAAAGAACGTGGTATATCAACATCTCTTGCTGAAGACGAAAAGGGTACTATAGAATTATCAGAAGAAATGAAAGAAGAAATAGAGCGATTAAGACAACAAGGTAACACATCAACAGGAGCATAATATGAGTAATTTTTTTAAAAAATTTCCAACAGTACAATACGACTTCGATCGAAATGGTATATTACAAAGTATGACAGATATTTTTCGTCATGTTAAGCCTCTTGATAATGTTATTGACGAAAGTTTAGCATATCGATTTTACGAAATCGAAGATGGAGAGCGACCAGATATCGTATCAGAAAAAATTTATGGTACACCAAACTATTACTGGACATTTTTTGTCGTCAACGAAAGATTACACGACGGATATCGCGAATGGCCAATGAGTCAAATCGATTTTTCAGAATACCTCGATAAAAAATACGAAGGTGTCGCTATCGTACCAGGTAGACCATCGATTACAACCAATACAGATGGTCTCGTTATATCCGCAAACAATAGTTTAGGCGGAAGATTTCAACTCGGAGAAACCATCACGGGACAGACTTCCAATGCAACCGGCACACTTGTACAGAAAAATGTAGACATGCATCAGATTATATTACAGAATGTCGTAGGAAATTTTTTAGGAGATGCAAATTCCGTAGAGGTATTACTCGGTAATAGTTCAGGCGACCAGGTCGATACATTCAAAATTTTTCAATATATTGATGCACCATATCAATATTATCATCAGAACGACGCAGAAAAGAAGGCTGTATCATATAGCAACGCGTTTTCTGACACTGTATCAGGTAGACAAAGTACAGTAGACGAAGTCAATATACGATTTATTACAAATAGACAACACGAAAACGAATTGAACGAAGAGCGATCCTTTATACGATATATTGCTCCGAGTTATATACAAGAATTCGTACGAAAATACGAGAATCTCATAAATGGCTGACAATAGTATATCACAAATCGATGGTAGTTCTATACAAGGAACATACGAAATCATCTCTGCAGAACTCTTTACTAACCAAGACGACAAAAATTCTATCGACATCAGAGGTATTATCGATAAAATTATTGTAAAGGAATCAATATATAGTGCTGGTATAGGGGTAGAAATACGAATCATAGACGGAATTTCTCTATTAGACAGTGTAAAACTATTAGGTAACGAGAAAATTTTTTTAATACTTATACAGAAGGGTATAGATGTAGACATCGAAAAAAAATTTAGCGTCGAACTCTTCATATCGAACATCACTAACTTCGCACGCCCAAAACCGGGTCTGGATGCATACTCCTTCATCTGTGTGTCCAAACATGTATACAGCAACCAATTCAGTATAATGGACGATGGTTTCGACAAGGATATCGGCGATAACATAAAGAATATCTGTAGGGGTAAACTCAATATACCAGAGAATCTATTAGATATCGATAGCGGATTTGGTACTGT